AAAGAGCAAGAGCGGATGCTTCAGCGTCAAAGTTAAGAACGCCGGCTCTTCCTTCACGAGGACACAACTGCTGGTTTAAGACTTTTCTTGCCTGTACTGCGCTCTGTACAGTAACACCCGTACCAAATGGAGTTGTACCGGCAGTACCATACCAACCAAAAACACCTTGGTCAGTACCTTTATAACATCCATGTATTGCCTGATTGACACGGTTTGCAAGAGACTTGATTGCTTCCTCTAGCTGAAGCGGAATGTACATTATATTTTTATCAATTTCGGTAAGTTCCTTATCAGTCAGGTGGATGGGGTAGTTCTGGTACCATTGGTCCAATGAAACTTGGACACTTGTCGGGTCGTGGTCAACCGCAGCAATGGGAGTAATTGCCGGAGCAACCGCAACCGTACTGACAGCCGCTGAACGTGGTACGTCAATAGTATCGCCTTTCTTTGCCGCATCCGCTGAATAATCGGAGTTGACAAGTCTGGGCATTATGCACCGCTCACGAAGCACCATAAGACCGCGGGCGAGAATCTTAGGCATGATTGCGCTTAAGTCATTAGCCATTTTTTTACTCCATTTCATGTAAGAGAGTTTTTTACTTTTAGGTTATAGCGACCGTCTCGGTTCGCCCGCCGTCACGGCTTTACTTATTTATTCATATCTACCAAAACTTTACCCGCTGCAATATCTTCCAAGTGAGCACTCATGCCGGCTTTATCTGATGCGCTAACAGATTTGACATTCCCTGTCATTACACCGCTAGAGTTGGCGCCTCTCGCACCACCACCAGATGCACCAGAGCTGTTGAACCCACGTGCGAATATTTTGTTGCCCTTCATTTCGAGAACGAGTTGGTCAATCGACATTGGGTTACCGTTTGTATCCCCAATTTTCGGGTTGCCGTTTTTATCCACAACCTCGACAACGAAAGTACCGTCCTCTTTCTCAGTCATACGCACCTGGGAAATAACATGAGGCAGCATTAAGTCAACGTCACCGTCAACTTTCGGGTCCCTCAGCGCCTTGATTGCGCTAGAGGTAATAAGTTCCTGTTGCAGTTGTGATTTCAACTTGGTATATTTCTCGGAAATACTATGGAGTTCCTTGTTGTGTTTTTCCACAAGTTGATTTTGCACAACTTTGAATTTCTCTTCCACTTTTTGGTCGACATTCATGGTAGAGAGTTCATTATACTTTGCTAATGCTTCTCGTGCCTTCTCCGGCTCTAGGCCATCAAATCTCTTGACGGTCTTGTTCAACCTCTTTACATTCTCACGCTCGCTGCTCAATGCCGATTTTAAGTTCACAACATTTGCGAGTTCCCACCCATCGGTGGCCGTTACATCAAGGATGTAAAGTTCACTCTCTAAATCTTTCTCATACTCGGCGCGTAACGGTTCTGCAAGTGCTTTAAACTGCTCTTCTGTGATTCTTGCTAACAGTGACATTGTATCCTCCTCTTGGCTTCTCGCCATCTATAAAAGACGCTCACCGTCCTTCAATTCAATACTTCCATAATGTTGGTATCGTCAAATCACAACGTAAATAAAAACTATATCGTTATGCCCTCTCTCTTAGCTAAGTCATCCAAGTTCAATAACCTTCCATCACTTCCAACAAAAGCGCTTATTGAAACTTCACCCTCTCTAAAAAGTTCTGCTCTTGTCGGACCCAATATATCATCCTGAACAGAGGCGGGCTGCATCTTCAACCATTCCCCATAAGTCATACTCGCTGGAACTTGCCCATCAACTGAGGCCCTAGTTCCTTCTGGCGCTTCTTTGAGATTTATCCCCAATTGTTTCCATGATTTCACTAAAGGAATTCTAAGTGAACGGCAGTTGTAATGTAATGGAGGTATAGGTCCTTCACCAACAGGAAATACTTTCCCATCAAGTGATTGGCATATCGGAGTTGTTTTTGAATCGAGTGTTGCAACAAACTTTTCTCCACCCAATAAGTCAGAGTTGGTTTTATACACTTCTTGCCTGGCTTGGTTTGTTGCATAACTCGTTACGGTACGTAAGTTTGAATCAACATGCCTTTTCAAACCGCCCATTACTCCATCTGAATACCCTAATGACTTTGTTCCAATAATCCTCTTGGACATTTGTACAAATGATTCACCTTGAGCAATAGATATTCCCATTTGTTCCTGAACGGCGTTCCGAGTTGTCTTTGCTAAATCTGTAAACCATTTCTTGACTATCTTTCCACGGAAAGGTTTCCCAGATATGATAATAGACAAAGACCTTAAATCAGGAGAAACAAAATCCACTCCAACACTGCCTATTGCTTTGCTGAGTGAAGATGTTTGCCATTTTGCCTCATACTTAAGAAGATTATACAAGTCGCTTTGAACCTGAGCGGACACCTTCTCCATATTTGTCTGTAGTATTTCATACATAGTTGCGAGGAGTTCTTTTACTCGTTTCGTTGTGACTGGTCCTAAATCACTTCCTCTATCGGCAATAAGTTGAAGTCGCCCAGTTAATCTGCGAATCAAATCAGGTATTAGTTTAGTATCAATGAATGCCAAGAGTGCTTTTGACTGTGTTGCCTTTAGTCTCTCAATATAAACGGCATGCTTTAGCACATCCAATAAAACCTGGTCGTTTGTGGAAGTTAACTCTTTAACAATATCTTCAGGTTTAACTTTCGGCATTGTCTATGTCCCCATCACCAAACATTGCGCCAGGAAATTCACTTTCAAGCTCAATGATTTCTTTTTCAACATCTAGTTCCTCACTCAGAACGCCCGTCCTTTTTATTTCATTCAAGAGAGTTCGGTGGGTTATCTGTTTTGCTGTTCTGAGTCTGAGCAGGAACTCTTTATCGGCTGTGTTAGCATCAATACCAAAGTTATTGAATATATTTATATTGAAGGTGTCGGGTAATGTTATTTTCATCCACTGAGCGGCGATTACAAATGCCCTGTATACTACATTTTCTAAATCAGTAACCCACAACTGGACTTTACAGACTGATTTGGATGCATCAATACGAGCGCCGGTTGCTGTTACGTCTCCACTACTTCTAATGAGTGGCTGCATCCCCACAAGTTCCATTAGTTCTTCTGTATTCTTTAAATCTCGCTCGCCCGCAGATGCAGCCGCTCCCGTATGTTCTAAATATCCCGCCTGTGCATCTGGGTTTACAGATTTGAACGCTCTGCCTGGACCAATCGTAATAGGTTTGTCCATTTCCTCCTGTGATAGCCCAAACAGGTATAAAAGAGGACAACGTATCCAAGTTAATATGTTTGTCTGGTCTGAATCACTTCTAAAGTGTTTTAGATTTAGCCACGCTAACCGTTCAGCAGCGGGACGTGCTAACATACTGCCAATCCGTCGAGTGTAGAAAGGAACAAGCGGAATAAACCCCAAACTATTTTTCATTGTTGCTATGTTTTGATATTCAGTCTCATCCTTATCCTTTGGTTTCTCCCATACCTCTATTATATGGTTCCTCCATACTGTCAACACATCATAAACTTCCGAAGCATATGACATTGTTGGACGCACTTCCTCTGACTTGATAACTACCATATCCAGAACCTCCTCGCCCCCTGCTGAACGTGAGGTTTGCCAGTTGATTATCTGGTCGGCAGTTATGTGTACAAATACCGGCTTCAGTCCTAATTTTTCCTCGTCCGCTTTTGTTGGTGCTATGTTGTAAACGTCTCCATTGTCCAAAACAAATTCAGTTGTCGGATAATCAACGAGTATATACGAAACTCCGTGATGGATGCCTTTTTCAAAGAATGTTGGAAGAAACTGAGATAATGTCCGTTTTGTCCCATCTATATCATCAATCATTTCCTGTATCTTATCTAGTATAACACCTTCAACCTTTACTGGCTCAGAGAATGGTTTTGCAACGTACCCATCAACTGTATCTGAATACGCTTCAAACAGTATCGAATTCTTAAGTCTTATATTGTATGCGGATTGTTCCTCGTTTGAAAATCTTGGTAAATATTTTTCACCCGCAGCTTGCATTGCAGCCGTACCATCATTGAGTGCATTCACCAAGTCCCAATACTTTTTCATTTCTTTATATTCAGGACGTTGATAAGAAACTTGGTTATTTGCCTCCTTGGGAGTTTGAACAGGCTTTGTTGTTGCTGACGGCTGCTTACTTTTTGCAGACTTTGGCATTATTGTGACTCCTTCTTTTTATTAATATAATTCTGCCAGTCAAACTTGTGCAACGTCCATCCTTCAAGGTTTTCTGTCAAGATATATCCGTATTCAATCATTGAGTTGGTACTTTTATCGTATACTGAAACAAGGAACTTGCCTCGTTTAGGTTTCAAGATAAGCATTGGCGCATCAGGATGTTTTATAACAACGTCACGGTTGAATGCGCATCCACAGAGTAACAAAATAATGACAGAGAGTAAAAGAAGTTTTTTCATTTTATGGATTCCTCAATCGATTCATCAATGGCATCTTTTGTATCTTTATCTGCCCCGATGGGGATTACCTCGTTTG